AATTGTTCTGCGAGATACATGCCTTCGGCGCGGGCGGCGTTTAATCGGTCGGCTTCGCGGGCGGCTATGTCAGCGGCGGCGCGTGTGTCAGCGTTTACCTGATCAAAAAATGCTTTGACTACGGCAGCATCGTCGGCATCGGGCATTGACTGTTTGATTGCGGCGAATTGTGTGACGGCGGCTTCGCCTAGTGCGCCCTGTCGTATCTGTGTCGCTTGGTCTTTGAATGCTTTAGCAAAATCGATTTCGTCAACAATGTCTTGGCCCGTCTCGATTTGATTAAACAGATCTTCAAGCGCAACCCAGGCTTCGGCAGCCGTTCCCACAATGGAATCCGCGCCCGTCAAACCTAGATCAGTTTGGAAGCCAATGAAGTCGTCAGCAGACGCGGCAGCGGACGCGATTGCGTCAGTCGTCACATTGAACGTTTCGCCTAATGCCTTGGCTGCATCGTTGCCCTTCAACAGGTCTTGCAACAATGGCGTAAAGTCGCCGCCCGACGCCTCAATCTTTTTGAGTGCAGCCGGAATCGTTGTACCAAGATTTTCCGTGAACTGCGCAAACTTGGTGAGCTTCTCATCGTCAAGATCACCGAATAGGGCTTCGGTAATCAGCCCGGTTTCTTCAGCAAACTCGTCGAAATTCTCCAGTAGCCCGAGCTGTTCGCTTATGCGTTCGGACGCCTCTTTGGTTTCCTCGTTCAACTTTTCTTGCGAGTTAATTAAACTCAAGATCGCGGGGACAGCAGTACCGGCAATGACAGCACCGATACCGGCAGCACCCAGCGCAGTCCCGAGACCGGCAGCGGCCTTTGCTGACAGCCCGAACTTCTCGCCCATTTGTACGGCAACGTCACCGGCGTCAAGGGCACCGATAGCGAAACTATTAACGCCGCTCGACGCGACACCGAGCTCGTCAGAAACGCCACGGACAGAACTACCGAGTGACTGGTAACGGTCTGCGCCTTTCAACGCCCCAGCGCCGCCGTCGTCAACCGCTGACGTTAAATCCTTGACGCCGCGCGTGGCCTGTTTCGTGTTCGCTTGAATGTCGATTTCGTATTTGCGTTCGGCCAGTTCCGCGAGGTCTTTTAATTCTTTTTGTGCGCGTTCAAGGTCACCGGTTTTCGCTTCGATATCAACTGGGTCGTCGAGCTTGTCTAGCTCGCGTAACGTTTTTTTGATTTCGCGGTTGATGGTTTGCGCCCGGTACTCGATTCGTAGTTCGCGGGCGTCGTCGGTGAGTCCGTCTACTTCGCGTTCGAATCGTTGGATGCGGGTTTCTGCTTCGCGAGTGTCAGCAGTGACGTCTACTTCGATTTCGCCGTCTAGTTTTTCGGCGGCGTCCGCAATGTCCTCGATCTGCTTCTCTACCTTGTCCGCGCCTTCGGACGTGAACTTAATCCCGAGTTCGTGTTCTTTAGCCATTGAGAGCCGCCTGTGTTAACTGTTCAGCGAGTGGGACAACGTTGCCGTCACACTGTGCATGCCAACGCTCTACGCGTTTGTCGCCGGTGATGACGCCTTTAGCGTTCGCAGCGTGAACCATCCGACCGCCTGCCTTAAACCGTAACGCCTCTTTTTTGGTTGGCTTCAACGGTGAACGACCGTAAGACGCGACAGACCATGACCATGCCGGGGTAGGCCAGACAGTAACGGACACTTCTTTTTTACTGTTTTTGGATGCCACAACACGCGCCCGCAGGTCCACGTAGTTGCTGAACTTGCCGCCGAATTCGAGTGCAGACTCGATTGCATGGTTCGCTGATTCCCGCACCAGATCATCGTTCAATGACCCAATGCGGGCAGCGGCTTGCCTTAAGTCTTTGACGGCTGCTTTCGATAGCGACACATCAGTCGTATGCGTTGAAGGCGGCGACGGCAGCGAAATCGAGGTCGGGGCGTCCTTTGGTGGGCCAGTTGAACGATGCTGTGAGCACTTCACCGGCAGGACCTCCAAAGTCCAATTCGGAGATAAGCACCGAACCGACCGCGCAGGGGCCATCGCTGCCATCGCTGAGGCCTAGGTAGAAGTAGACCGGGTCACCGGACTCGCTAGATGCGTTGTCCCAAACAAACTTTTGGAGGCCTGCGATCTCGTCAGGGTCTTGCAACACGTCGCCTTCGAGGGCGTAGCTGCTTGACGATGGGATAACTTCTTCTGATCCGGTTTTGCAGAATGTCGCCGGGACCGTGGTGGTATCGGAGTTGGTTGACGCGGTGATTTTTGCGCCGGTCACGGTGCAGGAGAAATCAGAGTAGTCGGCAAGTGCCGCGGCAGAGGCGTCCTTGCCGGGGTCAACTAGCGAAAGCCCGAGCTGTCCCCGAGTGATTATGAATGGAGTGGTCATGTGTGCCTTTCAATTTAGTTACAGAGTTTGCGACCCGACGCGTACACAGTGAACACGCGGGACAAGGTTTGTACGTCAGCGTCACCGCGTGAACTGTCGTAACGAATACGGTCATCGATCAGGAACTGCGCGGCAGTCAAAACTTCGGCTACGGCGTCCGTCATCTCCTCAAGTTTGCCGAGTAGCGCTACGTCGTCGCCGCGTTGCACCGTGACGTGAACGTCATAGGCGTGCATGATTGTCACGCGACCGGGCGAGAATTCTGACGTGGTAGGTACTAGCTGGATGCATGGCAGGACGCCGGTGACAGCACCGGGCATCCGTACCGGGTAGCCGGTTAACGCGTCCGCGATTTTTTGTGCAGCGGTCATCCGATCCCCCACGCTTCACGCAACGGTTCGAAGAAGTGCCGCCAATGCTGCCAAGGATCTTCCGGGCTAAAAATGCTGTCCGCAGTGGTGTCGCCCATCGCAACGACTTGGCCGCGCGAAGCAAGCCGGTCGAGATACATGGCCCGACTGAACCCGATCAACGCGTGATCGGTGATCGGATCGGACTGAAGTTCTTCGATTTCAACGCATCGTTCAACAAACGTCACGGCAGCGTCAACCGCGGCAGCACAAGTTACCGAGTCATCAGACCCGGTGATTACCGCTAGTTCTGCGGCGAGTTGCGCACGGTTGACGGCTGCCATGATGTCACGCGGTAGCGATGGAAACGACGCCTGCGGCGTTGAACGGGGTGAACGCACCCATCGACCAGACAGCGACATCGTGGCCAAGGCGCTCCAGGTCCTCTGCGGCGATCGTGAACGGGCCGTCCTCAAGCCAGGAAGCTGCTGACGGGTTCGTTGCGATCAACGTACCGGCGCTGAGTGCCGATGCGTGTACAAGCGGCAGTCCGGCGATGGTGACGTTCAACGTGTTTGCTGCGGCGTGACCGGCAACGTTTTGGACACCGTAAGGCGTCGTAGTGGCTACTCCGAGCGAACCAAGCGCAATAAAAACGTCGGTTGCTGCGAGCAGGACAGAGGCGGGGCTGCCGGTGGCTGCTTCAACTTCTGTGCTGGCCGTGAAGATACCTGCGGCGGCTGCTTCAAGATCCCCGGCTGCGCTACCGGCTGACGCGACTGCTACCGCTTCAAGTTCGGTTGCACATACGGTTTCGGTGGTGACTGCCCACGATGACATAATAATGCGCATCCAATTGGACAGGAAGTCAGGCTGACTGCGACGGATCAACTGGTAGGCCATGTCCGCGCCACCGGCAAACGTGCGGATATCGGTGCTTGCCTTTTTGATATCAACAACGTCTGATTTGATTGACGTTTTTTGTGCGAGCTGTTCGCCCGTCAACGTCGTCAAATCGCCGTCGTAGTAGGGCCAGACAACTTCCATACCGGCCGACGGCAACGCGCCGCCACCGATCGACGAGATAACCGGACGTGACTGGGTGATGATTCCCTGCACTTCCTGGAGCCAGCCGGGAGGATTCACACCGGCGTTCAAACCGCCTTCAAAGGTCTGGTCTGCGAGGCCGGTAACGGCGCGGTCTTGTGTGTCGCCTTCGCGGGTCATGGCTGCGGTGTACTCACCAAAGCTGCGGTATTTGGCGGCAGGGTGCTCGACGACGACGGGGGCGCTGTCGGCGCGTTCCATAAGGGCGCGTTCGAAATCGTCGCGGATAGCAACAGCAGAACGCTCTAGTGCTTCTTCGGTGACGTAGTTGGCCTCTGGGACCGGTGCGGGGGTAGGGGTTTCTGACATGATGGTTATTCCTTCTTGTTCGCGGGTAGCGGATACGGTTATGGGGGCTTGATGTGCGGGACGGAACGCGAACGCGACACCGGACACAACGGCTGCGGTACGGGTTACGGTTTCGCCTTCTGCGGGCGTGAACGTTGACGGCGGTTCGGTCGGGTTGAATTCCATACTGACGCTGTTGATCACGCCGGTTTCGATGTCTCCGAGCATGTCCGTCGCACGTTGGCTGTTTGACATAATCAGCTCAATCGTTGGGCCTTCGCCGTCGTCGGTGAGTGTGTCGGCATCGGCGCGGCCAATCAGATCGCCGCCGTGCTGGTCTAGAACGTGGACGCCGGTTTCGTCCAAGCTGATCGCTCCGCGCTCGAACTGTTCAAAGTACGGGGCGCCGCCGTCAGATACAGGCCGCGGGTCATCCCAGCGACACAAACGGACGGTGACGCGTCGCGCTTCGCCGTCAGAGCTGACGATTTGGGCGTCGGTGGAGCGGTTCATTGTCATACGGTCACCTCTGGTTTGGGTGCGGCGACGGGTTCTGCCATTACCGGGCCGGTTAACGGTGTGGTGTCGAATTTGGCGTTCACGTTGCGCGGTAGTAGTTCTGAGAACGCTGACTCGATGCGTGAGAGGTACACCGGGCGGAGGCCGATTGATAGCCAGCGTGCGAATTCGCCGCCCACGGTCGAATAGGTAAGTGATGATTGTGACTGTGTGTTGAGCAGGCTGGGCGGGATCTGCATGATCCTGGCAACAACACTGTCAAAGAAGCTGGCGGCGTCGAGTAGGAGTGATTCGCCTGCGCTGGCCTGGCTGAACATTTCCAGCTCGATACCACCGGATAGGACAGCGGGGCGGCGTGTCTGTCGCGCTGCAGCCCATTGTGTCAAGAGTTGTTCAACCTGTGGCGAGGTGAGGCGGTTTGCGCTCTTCAACGCGTAAGCGGGCGCGGCTTGTGACGTGTAGTAGCTCGAACCGGCAGCGGAAACCGTCGCAATAAGCTGCAAAGTCTCGTCAATGACACGTAGCGGCGTCTCTCCAAACGGGTCACGGTCCACAATCAACGGGACGCAGACAAGATTGCGGGGATCAACGGGCATACCGTCGATGTTCGCCGCCAAGATTTTGCCGTTTGGTTTGTGATCCTGTATCGATACGCGGGGGGCGTCCACGATTTCGACAGCGATAGGCCAGGAGTCTGCGCCGGTAGCGGTGACGTGTAGCCAGGCGCGTCCGTGGCGTGTCATGTTGTTTACGATGCGTTCAAACGATCGCCGTGTCGGTTCTGACGGGTCCGGGCGGCGCAGCATTGGGCGGGTTTCGAGATCGTCGCCGTTCTGATTGACGCATCCCATTGGCAGCATTGCCACAACGTCAGCCAAAAGCTGTCGGGCAGCAACGACGGTCGGTAGTGCGTAGCCGTCGAAGCGTGCGGGGTCCGCGAACGGTTCCGGTGGCGCCATTCTCGATAGGAGGGGATCGGATGGCCCAGCGGTTACGCCGTCTGCACCAAAGAATCGTTCGAGGACGCCCACGGAATCCAAGTTTGGAGTAATCGGCCCGCGTATGCAAGCGTCTAACGCTACG